TGAAATAGTTTTTAGCTATGGCGTAACAACTTATTTATTTGCAACCGATTGCGGTCCTTATGCAAAAGAAGAAATAATTGAATTTGAATATATTTAAAAACAACAGGGCGCAGCATCTTACACTGCAATTTAACATTATGAAAAAACAAATGGATTCACAATTATTATTCCTATATCAAAGATATTTTTTTAATAAAGATATGGGCGATGTTCAAAGGGCTAACTATTGGCTTGGAAGAATCAAAGAATACGAATTAGAAAACAAACTTTAAAATCACATGTAATATGAAAACACTACTTTTAATTTTTACGCTTTTATTTAGCGCTGCAGCTTACGCGCAAACATCTGATACTATGTATTGCATTCAAATACTTAGCACCCGACACCCTGAATTTATACGCGCTGAACACTTAGCTATGTGCGAACTTGAACAAGCACAAGTAGAACAAGTAGATAGCTTGTATAGGATTATGTTTGTATACAACACTTATGAAGAAGCTGAAATAATGCTTACAACGTGGAAACGCGCGCACAAAGACGCTTTTATTTGCCGCCGTACATCTCAACAAGTTTTAAACTACTATCAATTCTACACTTATGATTAGGCATATAGATATTAAAGGGAATAACCACCGAAACAAAAAAGGCATATTACAACAGTTTTTAACCGAAGCGCAAAGATACAAACCATTGACGCGCGAAGAGGAACAAACAGCTAATCGCGATACGCTAATAAAACATAATATGTTGTTTGCTGCATCCGTTGCGTTTAGGTATGATAACTCGCAATGTGATGTAATGGATTTAGTAAGCGAAGCTATGTTTGGCCTAATCAAAGCGGCCGATAGTTTTAACCCATCTTTTGAAGTGAAATTTATTAGTTACGCGCTATTTCAAATACAGCGCTACATTAAAGATTTTATTGATACTAAGAAAAACTGTGTAAGGTTACCACATAAGATATCGCAGGTTAAATATCAATTAGGCAAGTACGAAGAAACCGATAGTCAGCTATTGGCCGAAAAACTAAACATACCTGAAAACATTATTAGGTCGGCGCAAAGCATTACAGGATTTGTTAGCTTAGATGACACTAATTTTGATGGTGATATAATGTATCAAGTTGCATCCGATGACCAAACAGATAAGCACGTATTAGAAATTGAACTAAAAGAACTTTATAATGAAGTAACCGAATGTTTAACGGAACGTGAGTATAAAGTTTTGCAGCTTCGATACTTCGATACGTTCCCGCAAGATTTAAGTCAAGTAGCCGAAAAAATGAAGATTTGCCGCGAACGTGTTAGGCAAATAGAAAAACAAGCGTTTCACAAAATTAGAAGTAAGTATGCAAACGGAATCTAAATGGGTGCGCGAACTTATTTTAAGCGGCCAACCAGATAACATTGAATTAGGTTTGATACTAAACAATTCGTTCAACTTGTTTCCGTTAACGCGTAAGTTCTACAATAAGAATAAGCGTTTTAAATTTTGGATACCATCGCGTAACTACTCAGTAATAGAATCAGAATCGCGTTATTATTCATGGGTTGCACTATTGAACAACGAACTAAAAACGCATCGGGCATATTTTTGGTTGGACTTTCGCGAAGCTAAGTTTAAAACGCCTTGGGAACAATGGCAAAGGCATATTACTAACTATGCTAAATGGCCGTATCAAGGCCCGTTATTTAATTACGGTGGGCATCCTTACACGGCTATGTTCGCAAAACGCTAATACATCTTACCGTTCGCTAAAAACTTATCGGCCCAAACATTTATTTGTTCTACGTAGAAATCGCCATTGTCAGTTACGTTGACAATGGCGAAACCATTTGCCCACACTTGGCGCTGAAATCTTGGCATATAGCTAAAACCTTTAGACTTTATATCGAATAAACCGCCGATATTATAAGCCGCTTTGTTCCCGGCATGGTAACATTGAACACGGTGCGTATGGCCAAACATAACCGAATGCTGTGTTTTATCTAAGTGCGATTTTGCTGCATGAATAGAAGTATAAACGCCATGTACCACATCTAAGTGTTTACCTAAAGTGAAATAATCGGACTGCCAATCTGTTTTAATCTCCCATCCGCGTTCATGAAGATATAGCGCTTCAGTTGGGTTTATAAGTGCGCCGCCGTACTTTGCATTATCTTTTTCTTTGATGTGCCTAAAGTATCGGTCTTCATGATTACCGAATAGAAAATATTTTTTCGAACCTTTGAACGCGCTGTTAATTTCATCTATGCCATGCAGCCCATCAATGTATTCATCCTGTAGTGTTAGCCCTGATAAGTTGGCCAATGATTCGTTATTATAGCTGCCTAAGGTATATAAGTCTAAGTAATCACCAGCTAATACAATGCCATGTAGGTTGGTGCCTAATTCGCTTATAAGCCTTAATAGTTTTTGCCATAGTATTTGATTGTGAAACGGCCTATGTACATCTGAAACAACCAACCAGCGCTGCATCGTTTTATGCTGGTAGCGTTTTTCATTTATTAGGTTTTTCCAATATTCTATCTCAGCATTAGAATGTACTTTAATCTTGGGGCGGTACAGCATAGGTTATAGTTTAGGGTTATCATTTCGAGGATATGCTCGATATGCTATAGTTTAATATCTTGACAAAAAGTATTAAGCAAATATCTAAGGTTATCTAATAAGTCGGCCTGTCGTTCTTCGCCTTTGCCTTTAATGATTCGGCGGCTGTTATCGGATTTGATACGCAAACAGTCCATACGCAAACCAGGGCATTTGTCTTCATATATTTGGAAGTCTGGGCACATGCTTATAATTGTATTTGTTTGCACGTAACTTTCAGCATGGAGCGGATTAGCTTTAGGCACTACAAAGAAACGCGCGGGTAATTGCAGTTCTTCTTGGATAATTTCGTAATATGTTTTAGAAACGCGCTGCCTACCATCGGACCTATCACCGCTCGCATCACCTGTAATCAGTAACGGAATAGTACATGGGTAAATAGCAGTATCGGACCAACGGCCAATTTTCTTATTTGTTTCGGTAAATACCCATTCCCTAAAGGCATGGCATGTATCATATATTGAAGCTTCGCCGCGTTCTTCTGAACCTATCTTAAACTCTTTTAGTATGTGCACACCATAGCGATAACGCGAACGTGCTGATAGGTCGGGTGATAGTGTTGTTTTTTTCATCACCGCCGCGGTCATGGGTATCTTATTAAAGTCAAAACTAACATAAAGCTGTTCCGTCTCCCAACTGATTTTCTTTGAGGGCTGAAATACTTTTTGCTGAATGCTTTTGTCCTTTAGCACGTAAACCCATGCTTCACCAGAATAGTCAACAAATACAGATTTGTATTCTTGTTCAAATGTAAGGCGGTCAAGGTCGCGGCTCGCATCGGCTACTTCGTCGGGGTCAATGGCGGGGTTATCGGTTGTTTCCATTCGAAACGTTATCCAATTATCTGAACCGTTTTCCGATTGCGGCAAATCAATATCTAAGTAACAGTTACGTTCTACGTTCCCAGCCTTAGCGCCGTTTCTGCATAGTTCGTACCAATAGTTATCTTTTCCTGCAGCGGTACCAATAAAAAACGCCTCACCTTTAAAGTCAGTTAAGGTAGGGCGGGCCACGGTTTTCCAATGATATTCTAATATATGGCTCGGTATCTTTTGCGTTTCTTCGTAAATAACGCGGTGATATTTACGGCCACGCCCTTTGTCTTTTCGCCCTTCATCGCCAATGGACCACACCTCTAAAACGCCGCCGTTTAAAAACTGCATTATCTTAGATGTTTCGTCTTTGTGTTTTATAATGCCGCCTTCATTCGATAGCTTATAAGTATCAACTATCTTAGCCCACGATTGCGCGAAGTCTTTAAAGTCGTCAACAAATATACCTACATACTTACCTTCAAATACAGCAGGTGAAATTAACGGTAACGCAACCGATGTAATCAATTCAGTTTTGCCAAAACGCCGCGCACATACTATACAATTGAAACGGCGCTTATTGTTTAGGATGCGCTGCTGACCTACATGCGGTCGGTATAGTGTTATGTCGATGTTACGCGGCACTATTTGTTTTCGGGCGGGTACTGAATGTTTATGTTAATGTTTTTGTCATCTTCAGTTGTTTCTTTATGGTTCGCGTTTTTGTACCCATAATTATTAACAAGCGAAAATATAGCAACGGCGGCATTGTTCTTACCAGATAACGCACGTTCCATTGTATTAGTCAAAACTTTTGCTTTTGCCTTTTCTATTGTGTCAAAAAAAACTTCATAACCTTCTGCTTTTTCGTAGTTTAGAAGTGTTTGTCTTGTGATGCCTAATACTTCGCAAATACCTTCAACTGTATAAGGTACGGGAACTGTTTTGGTAAACGTTTCGCCATCCTTACTAATAAATTCTTCTTGATTGGAATCGCAACGTCTGAAATAATAATTTATAGCAGATTCTAATTCTTGAGTTGTTTTATATTTTAAATGCCTACCCATTTGTTTATATTTTTCGTTTTAAGAAACTTTTAATAAGTTTTGATACATACACACTACTTTAATATAAAAATGCCTTAAAACCGCTTTTAAATGCTTTATAGGCTATTATCTATATTATTATTAGTATTATTATTTATATTAT